CACCACGCGTCAGTGACCTCGGAATTGCAGAGGGTCCTACGCCACGCTTCGGCAATCAACAACTGCTTCGGCACGGTTTGGTCCAATCCACTCGCATCACTACAACAGTTAAGCTTCATTTTGCGCACGAAATCAACCACCAAGGTGACGTGATCATCCTCCATACCCATTCCTGGTTTGGAGGAGATTTCGCTCCACTTGGCAATTTCCGCTTTGTTCTGTCGCGAGTACAACATTCTCTCAACGAGTTGATCTGCGACCGATATGACCACGATAAACCTCCACGCCTTATTCTTAATCTTGGACTCCTTGGTAGGCTCATCCTTGATAATGATTCGGGCGGGGTCGCATAGCTCCAGGCGGAGGGCGTACGTCGGATCCCCCATCAACTTGGCGTCTAGGTCTTCAAAGTCGACCTGGGCTAAAGCTTCTAGCCGCATCGAAACGGTGCGCCAGAGAGCATCCAAAGTGACGGGGTTGTCTATAACGTCGCCTACCTCCCTAGACCATTGCTGGTACGGGTAACCGGGCACGGAATCCCTCTTGAGATCACGCACACAAGCGTCAAATTCTCCCCTTGTCCAACGTCCTTCCCTAGTTAGCGGGAGCGTAGCTGCAACGCGGACGGCTGAAGCCATCAACCGGTCTTCGTCCACCTTTATGGGGCGGGCTCTGCACGATTGTGATTCCAAGGTTGTCAGCTCGGCATCAGGCCCTTTTGGGGGCATGTGCAAAGCCGGCAACTCGAGGCCATTCGCATTAGCTACGTACTGCACGCTCTCAGGCCAGCGGACGAGGCGGCTAGCTGCAGTGTTATTAGGTCTACAGCCATAGGCCTTACCCACCAGAACCAGGGAACCAGCGTCGGTAGGCACCTCAAGCAATTCATAGGCCGCTCCGACAGTGGTGCTTACTGTGGAGTGCCCTTGCGAAAATCCTGCGGGGCTTCCTTCAAACTGAACTTGGATCCTTTGCGAGTGGTCGCCTGTAGCTTCTTGAGCTTGGCTATGGCAGCTTCCGCCGCCACGGCACCAGGCAAATCCCTTCGCTCGAAACACTTGTTCAAGTTGTCATTGAGAGCCTTCAAAGTTCCTTCGAAGCTGTCAGACTCTTCCTCCTTAGGCTTCGCCTCCTCCACTTTCGTGGTCTCGGCAAACTTG